GATTATTAAATTCTTTGAGATTGCTGACGATATAAAAAATATCAGACGGGGTTTTGATAAATTAATTAGAGAAAAGCAGGTAAACACAGAAGATACTGTACCTATACTGGAGGATACAAAAGAAAAAACATCACATGCAAAAGATCTTAGAGACCCGTCTAAATTTACTTGGCAATCGTGGGTTATGATAATTATTATTGTTATTATTACAATATGTTACTTCGCACTATCTTAACGATAACAGCACCCTCGATACCACAACCCATAAAAAACAGCGCCTACTTCGGTAGGTGCTGTTTCTGATACTAATTTAAAAGCAAGTCATAATACCAACATAAAGGTACAAATTCCAACCCAACTATATAAATGCGCACGCCAACTTAATGGCGTGCGCATTTATTTTAAGCCGCATCTTTACCCAAGAACTTTTCCACAAAGTAAATCTGCCCTTTACCTGTCACTTTGGTAGTGGTAGTTACCAATACAGAACCGTCCGGCTTGGTGATTGAGGTCTGTTTCAACTCAAACAATCCCAATTCCATAGCTTTTTGCGTTGGTTGATTGTAATACTGTCCTTTCTGACAGAGATAACCATTTTCACGCATCCAAGTAAACAAGCGGTTCTGACCGATATTAACCCCATTTTGCTGCAATATCTTCGCCAGTTCGGCAACCAAACATGAGCGTTGAGAAGTTGAAACAGCGTCAGCAAAAAGAACTTTGGGCGCATCTTTCTGAATCTTCTGTTCTGCTTCGATACGTTTTTGCTTTTCTTCTTTCAGATTGGTCGCAAGTTGAATGAGAAAATCCGGTGAGGTGAGAGCCTTTTCAAGCGTTTCGTTCGTCATGTATGCACCATACTTACGAATGGATGGCAGTACTTCATCGCATACCCAATCTTGAAATTTTTCAGCATCAGGCAAATTACTTCTCATTATCAAACGATATACATCTTTTTCTGGAATATATACCATATTAATACCTCCAGCACTATTTTCGTGTGGGTGATATACCTTTTTGCCTGATTTACAATGCCTTTGAATGGCATCTGCTGTATCTATATATCCAAGTGCATTAGCTACATCCTTTGCGCAAAACAAAGGTTCATCACTCTCATTCATCGCAATTCTCACTTTTCCGAACTGCTCATTTTGGAAAATCTGAATATTATTCATACTTTTACACAGTTTTAAAAATTAGACCCCACCAAAGGCAAGCTCCTCACTTCTTACCAATGGCGGGGTTTATACTTTTCAGCCGTGAGGATAGCTGCGTTATTTCTGTTTGCGAATTTACCACTAACCGATTGCGTGACCTAAAAAGTGTCGTGCATAGTCACGACAACCAATCCATTGTCGTAAATTCATTGCAAACTTATCTTATAATCGTGTAAGAGAAGAATTTTCATCCACTTGGCTTGTGACATCAGAGCTATTGTCACAAAATAATTGGCGGTTCTCTAATTCTATGCTGTTTCATACTCATTTCTTTAATACTTCATCAATCATATTACGAAGTTCTTTCAACTCTTCCTCGGTCAAGCCGTACACATTACCCAATGCAGAAGGTTTCTCTATTTTAAGAGCGTATTTTACCCCCCCCCCTATTGCTTTTATATTGGTATGATACCGATACTAAATCGTTTACTCATTTCTTGTTACTTTTAAGTTTATTACTATGTTCCCAATCTCTGATTTGGTAACTCGGTTTGGTGGTGGTCTGATATTAAGGTTCATAATCATTTCGTTAAAGTTTCAACCCTGCCACTCATTGTTGTGCCGATAATATACGCCACATCATTGGCACAGTTATTCAATCTGCCTACCGTTTCATCCATACAGTCCCATTACCCGGCATCCCTCAGTTCTTTTTCATCCATTGCCGATTGTACGATATTACGAGCTTGATTGATAAGACACATCGCTTTCAGTAATTCAGAGTGAACAGCTTTGTTCTTTATCTCTTCAATGTTTATTTCTGGTATCATAATCGTTATATTTTATGTGTTAGTATTCTATTTTATCTTATGTGATAATTTTACAATGCAAATATATCACATAAAGCAAATATAAACCAAATAAAAGAATAGTTATTTTTATCCCAAATGATATTTTTAACAATTAATCATATCATATATAGCAATTATTGGATTTTATATGTATATTTGCATCATCATAATTAATATATCATATATGAAATATAGAATTAAGGAGCTTTGCAAGGAAAAAGGCATTACATTGGAGTCTTTAGCCTTAGGAATTGGAACATCTCAAGCAAGTATTAGCCGAATCATTACGGGTAATGGAAATCCTACAATGGACAGTTTAGAAAGAATAGCTAAATTTCTCAATGTTGAAGTACCTGAATTATTCGTCAATGACGGTGTGATGGGATTTATTAAAGCTAAAGGACAATTATTTGAAATAAATTCAATATCGGATATTGAAACTACATTAGAGACAATAAAACTATTGTAACTGTTTGCCCCATTTTCGGTACTAAATTCAAACTAAAGTAAAAAGAGGACTAAAAGCGGATGAATTTGAGTACAAAGGAGTAGTTTACACGATAAAATCACGTTCTGACTTGGAAAATTTACTAAAAATAGTTGGTTAGTTAAAAATAGTATATACTTTTGCAACTTGTTTAATATTAAAAATACACGATTATGAAGAAAATTTTATTCTTAGTGATTGCCTTATGTTGTTATACTTCTATTAATGCTCAAGTAATGAGGGCAGAAGAGTTAGAAGAATATGCCAAAGAGAGATATGGAGATAAGTGGACTGAAGCAGCAGCAACGTTAGGTTCTCAACTTGCTCTTGACAAGAACAATTCTCTGACTTATACCCAAATAATAGAATGCGGAGAATCGAATAAAGAGCAGTTATATGTAACATTGAACTATTGGTTTACTGCTACATTCAATGACGCAAATTCCGTTATAAAATTAAATGATAAGGACACAGGAGTTATAATAGCCGAAGGATACGTATCGGATATTGCCGGTCATGTAGGGGGAATGAACGCTTATAATATTAGTATTCGTCCAATTATAAAAGTGGATATAAAAGATAAAAAAATACGCATTACTTACACAGTACAATATTATGATGTAATAAAGTCTTCAGGTGGTGGTATTATGGGAGCAATAGGAGGAACCATACCTGTAAATGGAAATGAGAAATGGGCCCTTGAGAGTTGCTATCCTTTTGTTGAAAAGGATCAGCATAAAGCTAAGAAAACATCATCAAAAGCACTTGTTATGACACATGCTTACTCTAATGTCATAATGGACAAAATTGAAGAAGCTGTAAAAAATGGAATTGTCGGAAATGAAAACGATAATTGGTAATTTGCAATAACATATAAGGTTTCGCCCCGTTCCTTCTGATTCGGGGCTTTTTTTATTGTTCACATAACTAAGTGCCGGTCCAATCTCAACTCTCAGAAAGCGTATAAATAGGATATGTCCCTTCACATGATTTTATAGCCGGTTCACATAAGAAACGCGCCGGTACTTCTTGTGTGAACCTTCCTCTTATTAGTTCTGTTTTATATGATAATAGATGTGATTTAGCTGATAGTCATGTTGATATTGGTTAAAAAGCTCGTTTTGAAAGTGCTATCATGAGTAAGCCACCGGAAGAGATACAAAAGTATGGAAAAAGGATTAGTAAAACGACATTGCAATCTTTGTTTACCATTATTTCGACATTGATAGTCACATTTGTTTTTGTACTACAATTACTAAAGCTAACATAATAAAAGCCGGATTTCTCCGGCTTTTTCTTTACCTATCTCTTTTTTCTACGATTTGCCAATTCCTTACCACTGATTTTCCTTACCTTCTGCCCGCTGACAGTATGAAGTTTGTCCCTCTGCATCATTAGCAAGTTTCTATAAGGGATAACCTCAAACACTTCTGTATAACTCAGATGAAGCGTGTCAATCAAATGGGCTATCTGCCCGAAGAACGTTGTGTTTCCTACTGTTTCGGTCTTGCTGCCAGCATCGACACGTTCTTCATCGAGCTGACACACTGAAAAGCCGATATATCCATCATGGAGAAGCACACCTCCAAAGCGTCTTTAACTTCTTCAAAAGTCCCGTTCTCTAAAGCCTTTACCAAATCCTCATTACCACAGATGAAACAAGAAATACCTTTCAGCATATCTCCGGTAGCTTCCGGCAGTTCCTTGATAGCTTCCATGATATTATTACCATCCATGCCTATCTTTGAGAAATGGCTTATCGCCCGGCAGATAACCTTGATAGTAGGCGGTTTGATAGTGTAAATCATTCCTCCTATCTCTACATTTTTAAAATCTATCCCTAAAAGGGCATCAGACACTATTTTAGCTGCTTGATTCATATTTTTAAATTAAAAGGCGGCGAGCAACCACCCACCGCCATCCGAAAACAATCTATTACCAAAATCTCTCTTATGCAGATGGAACTACCTCAGATTCATCGAACCATTTCTCAGAAGCCAAACCATCCACACCGGTGGAAAGGGGAACGGCTGAAACAGCCAATCCGATAGCCTTGTCGGTATTAGAACCACGAGCATTGATAGCCGCTTTCGGGAACACCACATAGACACCATCTTTCGTTTTACCAATGACGCACTTATGGATAGTCTTATGCTTTCCTCTTTCCCAATTCTTTTCTGTGGCTTTACCACCTTGCAAATCTTCTTTAGTCTTGTAGTCATACTCACCAATAGTAAAGTTGATTTTCACTTCACCCGGTTCGGATGTTTCACGGTAATATTCGCCAGTTAAAGCATTTTTGTAACGAGTGACACTTGCTTCCGCTTCCTCGTACTGGAATGTATCACCATGTACATTTTGGACCTTTTTCGTTGCTGCATTTTTCAAGATTGCGGCAACCTCCGCACCCGACAATCCGGTAGCAGGAGTTGTAACCGTTTTAATAGGGTCTGCATAATACAGTTCGTCTATTTCTACTGCTGTTATCATATTATTTCACATTTAACACGTTAAACAAAATTCTCACATTTACATAATGACACTTCAAAGCTGTGTCCGCTTCTGTACCGATTGATTCGATAGAATATCGATAGGTTGTGCCGTCATAGGTGCTTACTACATCATCAAACCGTTTCATGGCTTCTCTTTCGAGTTCATTCAAACGGATGGTGTTGGCTCCATTCTCGCTTAAATCAGGAACACAAAGATTCACTTCCGCAAAAGACTTTCTCCAATAAGTCCCCGGCTGTTGTTTCTTCGCATGGATAACGATTCTTTCGGACTTCAATTCACCCGTCAGAGTTTTCCCGTTGGGTACTATGTCTATTCCGAAGGCCTTGCAGTCCCGGTAGAGGATGTTTCCTATGTCGGTGGTTACTATCATTCAAATTCTTCTTTTAATCGTTTCTCCGCATATAAAGCGGCACTACTTAAAACATCAAATCCCTTAGATTCCACGAATGAAGCGTATTCCGCTTCGTTTTTCAGCGTCAAACCGTCTTTATCGACATCGTAATCATTGGACGTTCTCAAAGTGAGTGTGTGGTCTTGATAATCGCCATGTTCCTCCGCGTACTTCACGGCTTCATCGGCTACATCAATCATCTTCTTTTCTACTTCCCATTCTCCTTCATCGAAGAAATCATCGACATCAGAGAAATCAAAGTCTACATCCATAATTCCGAGTAATTAAAGTAGTTCGTACTCTTCACCGTGTAAGCCTCGCCTTGCCCTCTTACGGTCTCACTATCCATGCAACGAACCTCCTGCCCTGCCTTAATAGTGATTCTCTTCTCACATACTATATGATAATTCGGACGATATACAGAGCCGTTATCAGAGGAAAACTCTTTCGTAGTGTTATCATCACAACGGCACTTGCATACGTCTTGCCAGCTTTCACCACCTGTTCCGGGAATCGGTCGCCCGAACTCATCTTTATCCATCGGTTTAATCACCTTTACCTGCAATATGTGTGGAGCAAATATCATAAGAAGGTGCATTTAGGTTTGTTACTCAGTTCATCTTTCAACCCGTACTGTTTGCACAGGAATGAATAGTAATCCTTAACTCCCTGAAGATTCCAGGACATAGAAAAACCGCTTTCACCGATTGAAGTGGCACGAAGTAAAAGAGAGGGGATGAACTTCGCAATCGCCACCGACACCCGCGTTTGGCAATCCTCGTTCATCTCATCCTCTCCGCTTATCTTCGAGTTCAGACACATATCCAAAAGGTCAGCCTCCGACAACTGGATGCCGAAAGTCTGAAACTTTTGCTGTATGTAGTCGTTTACCGTCATGCGTTCATCGTTGAAAGATCAAAGTTCACAATCTTATTCGGAGAGATAAATTCAGGAATCCACTCAGCGGTGTATTCCATGTATCGACCTTCTTCGTCACGATAGTTGCAAACCGACATCTGACCTTCAGCAGTATTGTAAGAACGTCCCGGAACAGGGTCCGTCATTACATACGGCTTATGGTGACGCATCTTCATCACCTTGTCCGTCTGCAACAGGGTGATACGGTTGTCGGCGTAAATCTGCACGTTCTCGCCCGCCTGATTCTCTACGTAGTCCTCTTTGATCTCAATTGCAGGAAGCCCGATTCCAGTAAATACGCTGGATGCCATCTGGTCAGTCACCAACCCTGCATTAACCATGAACTCACGCTCACCAAGAATCATCTTGAATTTATCACCGAACTCAGAAGCCCCTACAATGTTCTTCATAAACGTACCACGAGACATAATCATTTTGGAGAATACACCGTATTTGGCTTTCAATTTCTGAATCTCCTGCTGCAAGTAAGAGATAAATGCATTCTTTGCTGAAGCGTCAGGAGTAAGGAAGTGGAACGGTAGCTCGATGTCCAACAATTCGATGTTTTCCTTATTATCGGCCAAATGAACCTGCGCCTTACCAGTCATCAACAATTCAGGAACGATAATATCCATACGCTTGTGTGGAGCAAGCAAAATCTGACGGTAATCATCAACAATAAAATCAATGATTTCCTGTAAGATTGTACGCTGGTCAGCGGTATTGGCAGCATTGAATTTATCAATGATGTCTTGCAATTGCGACAGACGTTCAATATCCATCTGATAACGGTCGCCCAAATAGGCGATTTCAGTATAACCACTTCCAAGGCTACGTCTTTCACGAATAGGCTTCTGATCATTCTTACCCAGAATGGAACCGGCAACAACACCCGTTACTGTCCCAAGATAAGTCTTGAAAACACGGGTTTTAGTTTCCAAGAAATCTCCGTATTGCTTCCAGTAGATTGTGTCCAGTCTCAACTGGAGGACACGGTCAATAATCGCCTGAACGATATTGGGATCTGTAAATAAAGTTTGTATGGTCAAATTCATATCTAAACTTTTAATGATTAATACTCAAACTGGAAACGGCTTGTCAATCCCACCTTATCCAGCTCATGGATCGGAAGAACCAACTTGCTTTCCTTTACCTCATAGGCTTGCATCAAGAGAGTGCAGAGAACCGCTCCATCGCTCTCAACTTTCTTCGCATCATAAAGAACGAAGTTTGCAGTGTTCTTCTTCACTGTTCCACCCACTGCGGTAGCTTCGAAAAGAACCGTATCCTTAGCGATATTTTCTCCGAAAGCCGCTTTGATGGTTAATACATCATAATCCTTGATTGACTTGTCGATAGATGCTACCTCTGCGCCTTTCTTTCCGCTTCCGATGAACATACCCCGATAAGCCAAAGAATCTTTTGCCACCTTGATGGTGAGATTAGAGTCTCCTGTGGTATAAGCTTCAACCACTTTCACATTGCGGACGGGAACGAGTGTCCGTTTCTTCAAGTCCGCTTGTACAGGTGTGAATACAGGAAGAACAGAGCCTACTACAAGGTTGGTAATATCCAACTTCCACGGTCCGCTCTTTCTGACACCCGTCTCAACACGGTAGAACTCTTCCGGTTTGTATTCCGGGGTCAAGTTATACTTAGTACCTGCTGCCATAAATTTTACTTTTTAGATTCAACAATAGTTTTTGTTCCTTCCGAAATCATATTCGCAATAGATTCAGCTTCCTTCTCCATCTTTGTTTCCGCTGATTCAGGAGGAGTCACACCACTAAAGCCGATATTGGCAAGTTCCTGTTTAGCGTCCTTGAAATAAATGTCTAAGTCTACATCATCAGGAATCGCATAACGCTTTGCGAATGTTTCGGGAATACCATACTCCTTTGCCTTTGCCATAATCTGCTCCTGCCGGGTAGCCTGTGACTTCTCAGCCTTAAACTGAGCGAGTTCATCGGAAAGAGGCTTAACAGCAGCACTCACCGCATTTGCAATGATGGTCGCCATGTCATCTTTCTTATCTTCCGGCTTTGGATTTGAGTTAGGATTGGGATTAGGATTCTCGATTTTATTTTTCAATTCGTCCAATTGTTTTTGCAGACCCGATTTTTCGTTTCTAACAGTATCAATGTCTCCTTGAAAAGCTTTTAAAAGTCCTTCGACCCCACTAATAGCAGTTTCTATTTGACTTTCTTCAGTAACGGTTTTAGATAAGTAGTCAGCCACCCCGTCAAATGCTTTATCACCAAACCCAAAAGTTTTATACTTCGTTTTTAGTGCTACTAAGATTTTTCCTTTCATACCGTATGAATTATTAAATTTGAAATTCAATTTGCGGAAGTAAAAATACCACCAATACAGATGATTAATAAATATTTGAACTTCTGATTCGTGACCTTCGCTTTGATGTCACAAATGCGGTATAAAAGTAGTGAGTAAGTAGGTGGAAGGGAAATAATTAAATAGGTGATAACGAACAATAAAGAGAAGGTTTGATAATGGCAGAAAAAAGGCTCACAGAATAACTGCAAGCCTAAAATTTATTACCCCCAAAAATATTTATTCCTTTATATCAACTAGTATTTTATCGGATAATATTCTTCTTCGTACTCAATAACTAATTCTGATGAAACCCTTAGTTCAATCAGCCTTGGATCAGTCGGTGGGATATTATCATCTGTCATAGGAAGAAGTCTTCTACACTTAGGCAAATTACACCATGTTCTATCTCATTCTCTATCTTTGCCAAACTACAAGAGATTAATAGCAGCCAACTCTTTAGTCAAAGACTGAATACCTTTCTGAATCTTCTCCAACTGCTGTTTGCGCGGTTTATGTACTCCGGCAGCATAATGCCATAACTGACGCTCATTGATTCCCGTAATCCGACTCAATGCAGCTTTAGTAAAAATGTTGCTGTAGTAGTTGATAAAGGTAGCAGCATCAATTTTGAACTTTAATTCAAATTCCCCAGACAACACCTCGCAAGGATTAGTATTATCTTCCAGATACAACTCGATTGCTTCCTTCATATTATCTTCTAACTCTTTCATATCATTACCAACTGTAATGACGGGAGCACCTTCAATATAAGCACTCAGGTTCTTTCCTGCGTGTTCAACGATAACTTCTACTGTTTTCATATTACCTCCTTTTAAATTAAGAGAACAAGGGGGCTACTTTAGCCCCGCTTGCCTCAAAATGCTGTAATAAGTGCCTTTCTCAACGCCTTTGCTGTTATGATTCGGTACGATAACTACTTTACCGTCTTTTTCAAACTTCATGTGGCTACCTCTCTGACTCTTTAGAACAAAACCGTTTTCTTGCAACATAGTTACAACGTCTTTCACTGATTTGTAACTCATAACGCTTTGGACTTAATTACAATGCAAATATAGTAATAATATGAATACTAACAAATAAAATATTCATTATTTTACTATGAATAAAAAAATAGCGGCAACTCTGAAGAATCACCGCTAAAGGTCCTATTTTTCATGTACCCGAATTATAAGCCCCATATTTTTTCTGACTAAGAAGCGTTTTTCTGTTCTTTATTTCCGATTTGCTTATTCTTAGCTTCTTGTTCTTCTTTGATTTCCGCAATTTCTTCTTCGATTCTGTCTACATTTCCAGCAAACATTACCCCATGTCGTTGTGACCATACACCACCCGACACAGCTTTTACAGCTACATTGACCTTATCTTCTAAATTGTCAAGGCGATACGGAACAACTTCTGTACCAATATCTATCGTTTCAGATGCTTTGTTAAATTCAGATGGATTTATAGAGCCTAAAGCAGACACAATGAAGTTTACACGTCTTTGCAAGAACTCACCTATCACCTCGGCATGATTTTGAACTTGCAAATGTGTCGAAAGGAACACGTAATCGAAAGCCACTCCCGACAAGGCATTTCCGGCACCGCTCAACTTTTCAAAACTGATTTGCGGTGTATTCGTCATAGAATATGCTTTCTCAAAGAGAGTTTCTACCTCAAATTTCACGGTGTCATTTGCCTGATTCCACGTCAGATATTGGGCATCTGCACCTTCCCCTGTGAGTTTAACCATCCTATCCTTAATCTTACCCATGAAGCCTTCTACATCGCCAATCAGTTTCAGCAAAGGGAAAAAGTGATAGTCGATACAATCGGCATAGTTGGATAGTAGTTTTTCCAACCGGACGCGGAAAGTCTTTATCTTCTTGCAATACGATTCAGGACGGTAAGCGTAGATAACCGGCAGTTTCGGGAATCCATGAACGAAAGGTGTTCTTTCTTCATACCCTTTAGATAAGTCCCATTGATAGACCGCTTTGTCTGTGATAGTCATAAAGCAGGTAATTTCCGAATCGTCCATGAGTTTTTTCTTATACTCACGGGAGAAAGCAATCATCTTACCTTCATCGTTGAAGAACGGAAAGAGCTTATCACCTCTGAATGGCGACCACAACACACTTTTCAGTTTCTTGGTAGGCTTAACCTTGCCCCCGAAAGTAGTCTTTACTTTCTTCCAGAACTTAGCCCAGAACGAATCATCATCGGTCGCATACCAATACTCGGCAACTTCCTGTTCGGATAACCAGGAACGAACAATCTTCTTGTTCTGATACTTGATTTTGTTGGACTTAAATACAGCTTTGACCGCATCCAAGAGTCTCTTTTCGTCATCATCCGCAGGAGTACAGTCTATAGACGGCTCAGTGCCTACTGTAAAAGCCGTTTGAATGTTTACGATGTCCTGCTCCAAGGGAATAGAGATACGGTTTACCGGTTCGGTTTTGTACTGTGCTTCGGTTTCATAGGCATTACCTGTCTTCTCATCGAAAACTTTCTCCGCTTCCTTTTCAAGAACCTTCCTGTCCGGGTACTTCTCTTTATCCACCATGATTTCATGGCGTTCCGGATTCCAATCATCCCACAACTTGCAGCGGTCGGGAAGCTCAGTTTTCCTACCTTTCTTCAGGTAGCTTATCTTCTGCCCAATATCGGGCAATACTAATATTTCTTCTAAACTCAATGGCATAGTTTATATTTTTAATGCGTGAATATTCCAGTTAAATCTTTCGGCTTCTGAATTTTGCCAAGAATAACCCCATATACATAATACCTAAAGGCATCGCATAGGTGGTCAGCTTGACCGTCCGCAGGTTGATTTATATATCTTCCGTCTTTGTCTTTATCCCAAACATACTTTCTCAATTCGTTTTGGAGATTGTAAGAACGTTCAGTAACGAAGATATTGAACTCTTTGGCTTTCTCTATCCCTGCCACGATAGAGCCTGCCCCTTTTTCTACCGGATAAATTCGTATCCCTCCGTTATGTATCTCTTGGATAAGTCGCGGGTCTGCACTATCGGCTACCACCTTCATACCATACGGGCGAAGCGTTTGAATAATATCTTTAGTGAGCATCTGTGTCTTGTAGCATATCTCATCTATGTACAAGTCATTTCCGACAATTCCACATTTGACGATAGCAGTTTCATCATGCGTAAATCCAAAATCGAGACCAATTGAAACCTTTTGCGCCCATTGTGGAAACTCCTTGACAATTCCGAATTTCTTGTAAATAGCACCCTCGGCAACATCAGCCCAGCGACCGATAACCACATGAGCATACTTTTCGGGATTTCTCACCTTCATATCCTCAACCTCCTTCAGAAACTCTGGAGAAAGGTTTTCCAAGTTATCGAGATAGGTCGTATGGATATGAAGTACATTCGGATGCGTGGAGATTTGGACCTGCACACCGTCAATCTCCACCAGCTTATGGGTATTTTCGATGTATTTTTTGTAGATAAAGTGATTGGAATCACAAGGATTCATTATGATGATTATCCGGTTCTGAATCCCTTTCTTACGGATGGAGAGCATTATCTTGTCGAACTCTTCTTCATTCGTCCATTCCTCCGCTTCATCACAAACAAAAGTAGTAATACCTTGGATGGATTTCAATTTTGCCGTTTGGTTCCCGGAAGAGGTCTTGATACCTCGGAACATGATACGGCTTTTAGTCATTTTGTTGACTATATCTGTCTTGGTGGTCTTGAAATACTTGGTCGTTCCGTCAAGGTCTATCTTCTCCATCATTTCTGGTATGATAGACATACCAGCGGAAACCATCGTGTAACGGGTATAGAGAATCTGATGCACAATCTTCTCTACCGGGGGCATTTCAAAAGTCAGACGCTCTATAAAGGTGGAAGCGTTGAAAGACTTTCCCGAACCACGTCCACCGGTGATAAGAATTATGAACTTTTCCTTATCCTCGTACAATGGATGATATATAATCTGAGGTACTATCATTTCAGCTTGTCTTTAATCCAAGAATCAATGTTGATGCCATGCTCTATGTCTGTTGGAATATCGGCATCTTCAGATTCTTCTCCAAAGCCTTCGTTTCTTCCTAATGTAGAAAGGATATAACGAATCATATTCCCGTCTGGACGTTCACGCCAACCTACGAAATTCCCATTTTCATCTTTTTCAGGAATACCTAAAGCAAGTATACGAGCGGAAACTAAACATTCATCAACCAAAGAACCACGTTCATCAGATATTGCCTCTTTAAACCCTGTATCTTCCTTTGCCCACTGGTATATGGTTTTCCGAGCCACCTTAAATGTAGCGGCTACTTTAGTCAGATTTCCTCCAGATTTACGAACTATCTTCCTAAACTCTTCTATATCGGGTTTCTTTGCCATATCCTTGCGCACGGGCGCGTGCGCGTGTACTTGTTACTTTCGTTACTTAATCAATCTCAAAACATCTTCCCCTTTGACAAACTTATCATCTGTACTAATGCCAAGTAAGTCGCAAAAGTCATCTTTAGCTTCATGGGAAGAAAAAGATAATGTTATAAAGGCTTCTTCGTTCTGTTGCCTTTCTATTGTGGATTCTTTTACCTGCTGTTTAATGAATTTCATGTGTTCTTTTTTAGCTTCGTATGTCTTTTCATCCATTACAGGAGTTTCTATTTCATCGAACGATGATACAGGAGATAATAAATCATCCAAAGAATCTGAGAAAGAAGGAATAGCTGTATTTATAGAAAGGATATCGTTGAGCTCCCCAATATCCAATCCAACATCCGTATAATCTATATCAGAGATATAGCCAGCTATAAGGTCTATATCCGGCTTCGTGTTTCCTACCGCCATGTATGTAAGCTGTTCCTTTTCTGCTTTATCGTCTAAATTCACGACTTCAACCTTTACGTCATAATCAGTGCCTGGAGTACCATTATACTTGTAATGCAAATCCATTGCCTTTATTCTACGATGACCGTCTATTAGATTTCCTGATTTTTCATTCCATACAATACCACCGAGAAAACCAATTTTCTGCAAATTTTTCTTTTGCAGCTTCACCTTTTCATCCGAATGTCTTTTAGGATTAATCGGATTAAGGTTTATTTGGGAGCGTTTTATGACCCTTGTCTCACTTTGCTTTAGCTCTTTCATAATCGTATTCAAATAGTTTTCGTTCTACCAACGGATATTCGTTTATAACTCTTCCTAAATCTTTTGGGAAATTGTTACGAAGGAATAACAAGTAATTAATATCGGTAATATCTGTTCCGGATGATTGATGTTTTAAATCGTACGACTCCGGCTTTATTAAATTTTTCCGGCTGATATATTCTAATACATCCTTATTCTTGTATTCGGATAATGGATAACACTTCTTTTGCTCCTCATTAATTCCATTCATGTCGTATGTACGTAGCATCAAACGCCTATTCATTGAATCAGACTGCTTGAACCCGAAGAAAGCCCATTCAATATTATATTTCTCCCGTACTATATCGGTAAGTTGAGCCATATTGTACAGTTTCTGCTTCTCGTTCTTAACACAGCCTAAGTAACCAATACGCCTAAATGAATAAACAGAAAAATGTGGTATCTGAATGTATTTCACATTCAGGTATTTGTTGCAGGTATAGTTGATATATCGATTAATGTGAGATAAGTCTTTGACAACATACATATAAACACATACAATTTCTTTGAAATAGGGTGATATAAGGTCTAAAAGGGCTATACTGTCCTTACCCGATGCCGAGTGAAACAATATAACCCTGTCAGTCTTTTTTGCGACAGCTTTAATTATATCTATCGCTTTCTTCATTAGACAACTCTACCCCCTATACGGCGGTTAATTCTCGCTCTTTGAGCGGCATTTCTACCGGTAGATTGAAAACGACCTGCTTCATAATCTTTTCGACTTCGGTATTTTCTACCACTCGCATCAGTAGCATAAACTTCTGGCATAATCCCTTTTTTTAGTTAAACAATCTTTTTACCTACAAATGGAGCCACCTAAGCGGCTCGTATTATTTCAATCCCGAATGGCTGATAATTTCACAAATATGCAAATAATAGAATAATGGCAACTCTTTAGGCGGGTTCTTTTTAAACGCTTCTAATTGTTTGTCGAAATCGTGAAAATCAAATTCGTCGTGCATGAATTTTATGCCTTCTTCTGTTATTTCGCCTATACCAATTTCATCAATGGCGACATCAAGTATCCATGGTGCACCAGTACTATAAAAATGAATAGCTTCTATATCAGTCCTCAAAATAGGTTGACATTCTTGCTCGCGTCCAGCTTTTCTCAATTCCTCATTTTCGTCAACTTGCGCAAAGTCCGTGAACATCTTCTCATATTTGGCACTAAGCATACGTGTTTCTATGCTCTTTTGGCCATTTAAAATATCTAAAGCGTTTTCTTTTGTCATTATGAGCGAATACGCTTCTATCTCTTGACCATTATAATTAATCTTCATATCACTATATCGTTATAAAATTTATACTATAAAAGATAGTACCTCAAAGATACTACCATAACCAAAGATAACGAAATATCTTCAAATTCTATCTGTGACAATCGGTTTTAAGTCACAGAATCTTTTTCAACCAGATATCTCTTTTCTCTCTGCACACCTCTAAAGTTGATGCACAACAAGAAAACAATTCACCACTTTCAGCACGGTAGTCATACTGATACATTTTAACTCTCTTACCTCTCAACTTAGTGTTGTAAGTAGTGTAGTTCTCTTTACCGGACTGGCATACGCTGCAACCGTTTTTGTTTATTGAGTTCATAATCAATACATACTTAAAATTTCACATTCAATCTTTCTTCACTCGTATAAGCCACTACAAGCCCAGTTTCATCGTGCTGTATGATGATGTACTTTTCACCCCTCTCTATAGTAGAGAAGTCATAAGGGGTTACCATCTTACCCAATACTTTGCCCAATTGCTTCATCAATGGGGCTTCAGGGCTGATAACTAAAACTAAATCCGCTTTCATAATCGTGTGTATTGTGGTAGCCCGAAGGCTACCGGATTAAACTTAGAACTTCTCTATTTTGAGATTGTCATTAATGATGAACATACGTCCACACTCTAAAATCACGTGTGTATCTGTAATTCGCTTGATTACTCTTACTACATCATCGTGCGATATGCGTGGCGTACCGTCTGCATGACAACCATTAGACAAATCACCTGATACTCTATATCTCAAACCTACTGTAACTTCATTTACGTTCATAATCTTCTATATTGCGCAGGGCTTTCGCCCTGCTGATTAAACTTATGCTATATTTAATCTCTTGCCTCTCATTGCATTCAGTTCTGCTGCCATCTTATTTGCTGCTTCTTCTGTCACTTTTAAAGATGCCATGCTCTTATCATAACCATCTATTACCATATAATAACCTCTTGACTTCTTTACGTAAAACTCATTAGCTTTATGCTGCTTCATGTAACTTGTTGCTTTCATAATAGTGTGTATTTAAGCGTTAATACCAATTGCTTTTCTCATAAAGTCACTTGCTTGCTCTACTGACATATTCAGCTTCTTTTGAATCAGGATAAGCATACAGCTTACTTGTTCTTCTGTATCTAAGTTACCTTGTACAAACTCTGACATGATGAACTTTTCTATTGTTCTTTGCTTAATCACTGATGCTGCCATAATCGTATATTTTTTAATTGTTATTCAAACTTATGCTTCTCTATACCCCCTTGCATTCAACCAAGCTATTGCACCTTTGAGAGTTTTGAATCTTTTGCTACTTTTTACTGCCGTACAGGCTGAATAATTTTTTTCGTCATGAATGAACAATGCACCTTCATTCTCACCTTTTTTATAACTAATGATATTCATATCTTCTATTATTTAATTGTTATTACTTCGTTTCTGATGATGCGAAAGTAGTATTATTTATAATACATAATACTATTTATACGTTAACAAATTATAAAACAGAGTATTATTTATAATACATAATAATAAATAAGTACTTTTGCATCATGGAAGCAAAAGGAGTAATACATTTGGAAATAAAGGCAACTGGACTACACAGATACTTCGGTTCGCCATCGGCTATGTATGATAACTATACAAGCCAAGAACTCGGAATTGCCCGGCAGTCACTTCTAAACTACTGGCAAAAAACAGAAGAACCTTATAAAAATGCTATTTGCATCATCAGAAAAGGAGAATTGGAAAGAAAAACTAAAATAAGAAAGGAGATATAACATGAAAGAAAAATTAATTGTAACTGCAAAGTTTGGAGAAGTAGTATATCAATCGGAATCTGCTCCATATAATTCAAACGCACATCAAGAGCAATATGAATCATGTATCAAATCTATTTACAACCAAATGAAGGATGATGGGCGGTATGAAACAAAAAACGCTTATGTATATTCTTATGAAATTAAGAAATGTGGAATATGAGTTGGAGGAATATTATAAATAATATTTGGTTTCAAGGTATATCTTGCTCATTAATAGCATCCTTTATTTGGTGGTTAAAGGATTTTGCAACAATAAGTATCATCAATAAAATACTATTATTTCAAATTCCAATTTGGTTAATATTAATTGGAATAATAGCTTGTATTTTTTGTTATGCGGTCTATAAAAACAAATATCATCCCAAAGTTCCTTTTATTGATTTTACACAAGGGATATATCAAAACCAAAAATGGACATGGATATGGGATTATGACAAAAAAAAGAAAAAATATCATATAAAAGACCTTTCCATAATATGCCCCAATTGCGGACATGGTATCTTAAACATCATTTACAGTGATTATAAATGTGGTAATTGCGGAATTAGCATACCATGGAAGGTATTACAAACATCCCCTTCCTCTGTAGAAGCTCAAATTATTAACGATACAAGAAAAAAATATCCCAATTTTGCATCTTTAATCAGCAAGCCGGAGCATTAAACTCCGGCTTGCTGATTGATTAGCCCTTTGAATCTTAACCGATTAATAATCTCGGTATAAAGATAGTCTATATCTGCACGATAATCCTTATAATTGTTATAGTAAAACGTGACATCAACACAAAGGTTAGAAATTCCTGTCGGAGCTTTAAAGCCCAATATACCGGCAAGTATATCACGAATCCCTTTTGCAATCTTACCACCAGCCAATGTACTGGGGGAATAAAGAAACAGAATAATGAAAATAAATTTCTGGCGGAAGCTAGCACCGGCCCTTCTTTCGGGTAATCCGCAATTCCCCACAACCTCACAGTACCATTTGTATATTACAGGAATAATATTAAGATCCGATAAAATAGGTTTGATCAGTTCTTGCTCTCTCTCCGAGAGTCTTGATTTCTGCTCTCTGATAGATTTAAGTTCCGATATTGCTGAAAATTCTCTCACCATAACACGATTATTTTAAAAGTAAATAGTATATTTGCATCATAATCGTGTAAGAGAGGAAGAATCTTGATTAGTCGTGCGGTCTGGTTCTTCCTCTTCTATTTTAAAGACTTATCTCTTTCCTGAATAATCTTGTTTCTTTCATCAATATTCCTCCCCCAGATTGCAGCCGAGTAAAGTGCTCTAGAATACAAAAAAAGTTCCTTACTTGACGAAAGGAACTCAACTTTCAAAGCAGACTTTATTGAGTCTGTCAATAAATCATTGTCTATCATAATTATTGAGTTAATTTTTATTTTCTGAAAAACATATCTCCACTGATCGCTCGTGCGGCATCATCTCCTGTAAAACGGATGTACCAGAAAAAGTTTTGCTCTGACCGATGTCCGGTGAGTTTCATGATCTCCAATGTTTTCATGCGGCCGGTCAGATACATATTCGTGGCGGCCGATCTCCTGCCAGAAGTGATTTATATAGTCCTTTCTCGCTTGGCGGGACTGGACCGGTTGTGATAATTGTAATGCTTTGATCGTATCATTTAAAAGGTTATTAACTATTTAATTCTTTATCGGGCTATTTTTTTATTGAAATCAAGCCCAATATTTTCCGAAACGATTGCATTTTATTATTTCATCTAATTTCAATTGTTTCCGACGGAACTTATTTATAGCCCGTTTCTCAAACTTTCTTTTTTTAGAACTGCAATGCTTCTTATCCATTCGACATTGGCGGCAATGGCATATCCCAATGCCTGTATGTGATTCCTTCATATCTTCTTTGTTTTACCCTAATTGATTCGTACATATTTACCTGTGAGGTCACATGTCCTTAATACTTCTGCATTCTCTTCGCCGAAAGCGATTAAAATGCTACCACAACCGGGCGAATCTCCACGAGTACCGTCTGGGCGATAGAACCTAATACGATTTCGGAGGAACTTCATCGCCGTAGCTTTCTCAAAGATGATATCTTGGAACATCTTACTATCACAACGATTAAAAAGCAATGCTATACCGTTACCATGCTCCGCTAACTTGCGAACAAATTGCCCGATAAGAGGACGGGAATAAGGAGGATTAAGCCAAACACGACCCGTTCACTCCTTCGTTAACCCATCATCGCTCTTATTGTACATTATCTTAGCTGTCTGCCAAAGTGGATTTATGGGAGCGCACGGGTCGAGGTCAAATTTGCCTAAACTGTCTATTATTTCTTTCGGTGTGTACCATTCATCGGTAGCAGCAGCCGATCTTTCAAAACTTGTGTTCATTTCTATTCGGTTTTGAAGATTAATACTTCTTCCCATGCATCTTCTCACGGAGTTTATTATACTTCATCTTCTGCTCAATGTGCCACATAAAATCAATCTCAAGATGTTTGGCAAGTCCGAAGATAGACAGTACCATATCGTTAATGGTAGTATGTAAGTCATATAAGCCATCATACCTCACAGGAAGTGTAGATATGGCATAAATGGACTCTGTGAATGTTTCGTCTTTGCAGGATTCTGCCATATCATCGATGCAATCACCTATATCTTTAGTTGCAATTTCAAGAGAAATATTTCGCAGACCTGCAAAGTCAAATAGACGAATAACTGCATCGGCAAGTTCATCCTCGATGGTATCTTTGATATATCTATTGAATACGTTGATAAACTTTTCTTCATTTGTTAGCCACCCTTGACACTCGCTATATTCACCGGTCTTATACTTTTCTTTATCAAAGTGTCTACTTTTTCTGTCTGCTTCCACAGCTTCCATTAACTCGCTTATGACAAGACAAAAGCAATGTTCGTTACTCAATACTTCATTGTGAAAACCATGTTCACAAGCGATTTTGTATGCCCTATCACGGAGGGCGTTTAAGTCTATTTTATTCATTATTATACTGTTATTAGTTAATCAAAACCATAAAATTGACCATGCTTATTGAAGCCGGGAACTTCTTTTATTGTAGGACGTTTTTCTGAATGTTGCGCTTTCTCTCGCAAATCGAGAGAAAGTTCGTTAGCTTCTAAAACCATTTTAACCCCTGTTTCTACAATTCTTCTGTTTTCACATTCCTTACAATGTGAACTATTGCAATTACATTTAATCTTGTTCATATCTCTATTGTTTTGATGGTTATTTATTCTCGAAAATATGCGCAAATACACACTTTTCATCAGACAGTTCCAAGCCGAGTTGCGACGGGAACCGTTTGATATAATTATAAAACTCGAACATCTTCTTGTCATCATCTCTGCAACGATCTATTAACAGCTTAATAAAGGCAAGAAGACAATCGGAGTCATTTCCGAAGTTTTCCTGTGTGGATAATTGCGTCTTGTCAACGTCAAGTTTTAATTTATGGATAGCGGAAATCGCAGTGTTGAAGTTGCGTTTTGCATCATGGCGCAATTCATAGCCTTGTTTTCCCATTTCACTTCTCAAATCGTAGAGAAGAGTTTCTACAACATCGGTCAACACATAGATTAAGTTGAGTGTCGTATTAAGATTTGTTGTTCCTACTAACATGATTTTATTTATTTCTTAAGCTTATAAAACCTCGTTTAACCAACTCCATCAGAACCGACATATCCTCTTCTCTTATTTCTGCCTGAGTCTCACCATTTACAGACATATAGTGAGGAATGCCAAATTGATCACGGATTCTCTTACGGATAACAAGAGTAGACTTATTCTCCCAGTAAATTGTAACTACCATATCTAAAATGGATTATCATCCTCTGCACCAGATTGTTTGCCTCCTAATAATGGGACATAATCAAGATTATAAAAGCAAGTCGTAGCGGCATTGAACCCACATATGAACCGTAGAAGTCCAATATTTCGCCCTTTAGCAATATCTATCATAGCCGTCCCCTTGGTATCTACATTAGAAAAATCGTTCGGATAGGATTTATTGTTAACCTCAGGCCGATAGATCAAAATGACAACATCGGCAGCTTCCGCTATTTGTCCGCTGTCACGAAGCCGACCCAATGTCGGAACTGGATTCATTGTATCCCTATTCAACTGAGAAAGGGCTATAATCCAGATGTCAAGTTCTTTAGCTAAGTTCTTTAATCGCCTAGCCACATCCCCCATCTGCTGCTCTTTATTAGCTCCCTTCATGTTCACATTCAAGATCTGAAGATAATCGATAATAGCACCGTCTATTCCAAACTTCAATTTCATATATCGGATAGATGAAATGATAGTATCAATATTAGAAGTGCTTCTATCATCAAAGTATATTCCCTTTCCCGACATTTTACCTACTCCAACATCTATCGCTTGTATCTGTGAATCAGTCAAACGTGAATACATGATTTGATTAGCCGGAACCCCACTTTCCATAGAGAGAATACGAGCCGTTATTTGCTCCTTTTTCATCTCCATTGAATACATAGCTATCTTAGCGCCCAAAGACGCTGCATTTCGCATAATAGACACCGCAAAAGATGTTTTACCTTGGCTTGTCTCCCCTGCAATAATTATCAAGTCTGATTTTTGCAATCCACCTGACTTTGAATCAATTTTTTCAAATCCAGTAGGAATACCCGTTAATTGTCTATTCCCTAAAAGATTATCATTTATCATGCCATATACACTTTCAAGTCCATCGTTAATGGTTGAAATAGTAGTGCTACTTGATTTGAAAAGCGATGCAAGTTCATTACTCACCGAATTAGAGACATCGAGAATATCCTCTGCTTCTGAATAAGAGTTTGATACAAGATACTGTCCTATATCCCAAAATTTACGTCTTATCGCCAGATCGTGCAGCCGTGCTGCATACTGGTATAAATCAAAAGTACAGTTAGAAGCAATTCGCATATACTCCATAAGGTCAAACTTCACCCCATTAGCAATAAGTTTATTCTTGACCGCTACCACATCAGGCCGACTGCCAGACGATGCCACTTGAAGGATAGCTTCGTATATCTGAAGATGGAATGGATTATAGAAAGAATCCTTGGATAATAACTCCCTCACTTCTTCAAGCGCATTGCGTTCAGTGATAATAGTACCTAAGACAATCTTCTCAGAATCTTCATCTCGTAGTTGCACATTAATTTCCATATTCTTTTTTTGCCCAGTTTAATACAGTCCTGTAAAGGTTAGTATATCGTTTACGTAGATCCTTTCGATTCTCTATCTGCTCGATGATGTCAGCAATCTGTTTACCCGTATATTTCTCTTTGAGTTTTAGAAACTCCGCTTCCGTGATTTGGGAAGAGAAGTTTTTAGCATTGCTGCAATAAGGAGCGTTCCGTTTTAGCCAGTCATTGAATTTTAGAAAATCAGGATTTGAAGAAGCGGATGAAGAAGCTTTGGCTTCTTTCTTATCTCCGTTAGGAGATTCTTTCTTATCTTCCTTTTCCTCTTCCTTTTCCTCCGTAGTGTTCACGTCGTTATCACGTAGTGTTGACGTAGTGTTCACATCGTTATCATTTAAAGCCTTACTAATCAATTCTTTTACTATACCCTTACCGATATAAGACTTATCATATCTCTTATCAAGGACTTGATGACTACGGAATGTGCGGATAAAGTAGTAGCTTTCTTCTGCGTGAATAATAGGTACTAACATCCGGGCATCCACTAAGGCATCTATCCACTTTTTTATTTCAGATACTCGTAAATTTTCATCGTAAGGGAATATTTGAGACTTGAGTAATGCAGCATTACCTTTGATAACTCCGAAATCATCAGCAAAATTCCAACAACCAATAAAGAAAAGACGGCATGGAATTGGTAGTTTACCTATCTTTTCATCTTCCCAAAATTCAGGTTTGATTGTTCTTATTCGTGCCATACAAACATTTTATTAGGTAATACAGATTATATTCTCCACTTTGGGGACACTTTGGAATATGCTCAATGTCCTTAATTACTTCTTTTATACTTTTCATATTAGAATCTCACATTAGTTAGTTGTCTACCTTTGGAGTAAACGGCCCATTTGCCATTGCTTCCATCAACAAGCCTTAAATCAGATACTTCACCGAAGCGTTTGATGTTTCCACATAAATCTACAATCCATCCAACCTCTTTCTGAGGATGTGGACGAATAGCCCGACCAACTATCTGATACCACATAGCAAGTGACATCGTAGGACGGGCCATAACAACCGTATCAAGCTCGGGATAATCAAAACCAGTAGTCAGAACTCCGACATTGGCAACGACCGGGATTTCACCAGATTTGAACGCAGCAAGGATTCTTTCACGAGTAGATTTGGGAGTATCACCCGAAACAATAGCGCATCCGGGAATGGACCACGTAAGCTGTTCGGCTTCTTTCAAGAACCGGGTAAATACCAGTATTCCCTTTCGTTTACCTCCAGCTTTTGGATTCATCAGCCTTTGGACGATATGGACGAGATAACTGTAAAAGTCGATTCGTTCATATTCCTTTTGGATTGATTTATCCGTATAGTCGGCACCAGTGGTATTTACCTTCAAATTGAGTTCATTCCACCCTGAAGGATTCATCGGATAGTAATTCAACTTTGCCAAATATCCCATATCTAAGAGAGTTGATACCTGTACATGGTAAATGACCTCTGAAAAGACATGAGGCTTTGTCCGGGTGATAAATTTCAGCATGGAGCCGAAGTCACGTGAGGAAGACAATCTATAAGGAGTTGCCGTCAAGCCAAGAACCTTGCACTTCACTGCATCAAAAAAATCCTTGTACATTCCCTCTTTGGGGTTAACAAGATGGCATTCGTCCACGATGATATTCTTGAAGTGGGTGAACAGTTCAGGATGGTTCTTCACGCTGCCTATGGTGGCAAATGTTATCCGGCTTATCTCCTTTGAGTTGAAAGAAGCTGAATAGATACTGCAATCAAGAATGCCGTATGAACAGAGTTTCTTAAAGTTCTGTTCGAGTATTTCCTTGCTCGGCTGAAACACCAAGGTATGTCCATCAAGTCTTGCGGCTATATCCGCTATAATAAGGCTCTTTCCCGATCCCGTAGGTAACACCATGATAGCATTTGTTTTCTTCGCCTTGTTGTTGAAGAAAGAAACGGCAGCATCAGAGGCTTTCTGTTGGTAATCACGTAGTTTAAACATGGCAGGTTATTTTATTTTTAAATCATCCAAGTAAAAATCATCGTCACCAATCTTTATCTTGTCATTATCATCAGTAATTTCAAATTTTCCCTGTTTCATCTGTTTGGCTAAAGCAGAATAATGCTTGATTAGTTGTTCATATTCAAAGTCAGTAAATTTTCGAGTTGTGTTCTTTTTCATTTCAAGAAGAAGAACTTTCTGTTCTCCATATTTGCGGATAAGCCCATTTCGGTAACCCTGCATATTCCCTTCTTGAAATCTATTGCAATATGAGCACTGAGCATTACAGTTCATTTCATCAAACCGAGTGCTCATGTGTTGTCGGTTTATATAGTGCCCATTATCTGCTTTCTCAAAAGGGAGCATTCTACCACAACTTATACACCTGAATGCTTTAAAGTCAAACTCTTTGCTGTCTCTCAATCGAATGTACATGGAGAACACCCTATCAAGTTTAGCTTTTAAGTCAACTTTCTTTTTGACTTTCAATCCAGCCTTGTCAAATAGAGGCAAGGCTTTTTCTTTCTTTGCTTTTTTCTTATATCCGAATATCATAACTTGACTATTTACCAATTAAAAGCCCCGAAGCGTATTCTCCGGGGCGGTTCAACAATTATTCCAACGAAACATACCACTAACAGAAACTTATGCAAGTCTTCGGCTTCTTTTCAGTCGTGTCACCGGCAACCATCGGCCGGACCCCGTAACATTGCATAGGCTGTATCCCTGCTTTCGTATGTCTCTCTCTCAAAGGTTTGTGGTGGCATCAGGATTCGAACCTGCATGAGTGGTGTTTTTGCGGCTTTCTGATTTTAAGTCAGTCATTCCTAAGATGTCTCGCATGTTGCCGGTTTGGTTATTAACGGTTATCATGGAATTTTTCACCTCACATCTTGATTAGCGTCTACCAATTCCGCCATACCACCGTGTTTGCCCGCCATATCTTCACAGACTGAGCAGGCAGGTTAACAAAGTTTATTTCTGTAACTTAATCAAATCGGGAATAGCTCCGTAAATTGGCGTTTTCCCATCCCATTTGTCGATAAACTGTTTATATAGGATTTCTTTAGTCAAACCCCTTGAAGTAATTAAAGCCTGTTCTGTTTTTAATTGCTCCAATTCGTTGCGTTTCTTCTGCTCTGCAATCTGCTGGTCTAATACAGATATATTGGTATTCACCTCATTACGACTATCAATCTTCTCACGCACAGCCTTTGAAAATTCAAGCTGTGCAGAAAAAGTCAGCAATTGAAGCCCTCTTTTCTCAAATTCTTTATCCACAATCTGCTCCAACCGCTTTTCAAAAAGAAGAGAACCACCGTCAGCCATTAAACTGTCTGTCTTGTGCTTACGGCTTTCTTCTTTGATTAAATCATAAATACGAGGTTCAAGTATATTATCTTCAAGGCTTTGCATAAAGCCGTCTTTTCCTGATTCTGTATCAGCTTTATCTATATGTTTGTTATCGAATACAACATCTATAGCTCTATTCTTGATAACTTTATAAGAATAAGTAGGACGTGCGTTAAATTCAGTGTTATCAGCAGCCTTCAATGTGACAGGTTCAGCAAATTCCCCTCTTTGGTCAAACAATGGAACTTGAAACAATTCAGTGCCCCATTCCCAAGTGGAAACTTTACCGGACACTACCTTAAAATCCTCTTTTCCTTGCTTCCCATAGTTCTCCATTAGAACACCGGCATAATTAGGGGCTACTCTTTCGCATGAAGCAAATACCACTAAGGTCATACAGACCAGCATTAGATTAATCAATCTTTTCATTCTTCAAATTTTTAATTAGTTTATAAACGAAATAAATCACTGTGGCTGATATTATTACCACGCCCAGCCAAGCGTTGAGGTGATTGAATATTCTGTTTCCGATAGATATTCCGACTACCAGAAACAGAATTAAATAAATGTGCTTTCTCATTGTTACACCTCAACGATTACAATGCCTGGTGCAATCTGTCTGATAGCATCCAGTTGTTCGTCAATCACCTTATTCTTGTATTCTTCAATGGCTTCATTTGCACCAGCGGACACAAGAGAAAGAGATACATCACGACCGTCCACATCAGCGTAAATCTCAACTTCTATCTCTTCGTTGGCAAAACCTTTGAAAAGAGGAATGTTTAGTTTGAAAGATTTTGGAAGGTTGGAATCAACCACCTGTGAGTAATTATCCACTTTGCTTCCGTTTTCTTCTTTACTACGCTCAATGTCTTGGTTTACCTTTGCTTTGAAGCTCTTCAAAGTAGAAACAAGCATCATGTTCTGCGACTTGTCAGTAAAGAAAGCTCGGTGCATCTTCAAAAACTGTGACAATTTGATAGGTTCCCAATTCTTATCTGTATTGATGCCGAACTCCAGCATTTCTTTTGAAGGCTGCAAAATGCCGTTGATTTCTGTCTGATAGTAGCTGGTTTCATCAATCGTCAGAGCCAGCCCCATCTTATCACGGTTTACGATAATGTTCGTCTCTTTCTGATTAATCAGTTCGACACGTTTCTCTAACCATCTGAAAGGTGCGTCTATTGTTCCATTGATAACCACTCTTTCCGGTTCTTTCGGGTCAAGTGCTACGGGTGCTTCACCTTCTCTTAACACTACTTCGATAGGTTTGCCGTTATAATCTTTCGGCACAACCAAGTTGATTTTGTTTTCGCTCATGATTCTGTTCCTGTTTTACGATTAATATTAAAAATAGTTCTTTGCATTTCCTGCGGCATGATAGGACGGGAATAAACCAGCTCACCAAGTTTGTTGTAATACCCGGCCATTTTTTCTTCATGATAGAGAATCTTCACACACTCTTCATTTTCAACATATTCAGAGCCTTTCTTTATGTTTTCAAGAAGTTCCTGTTTTTTTTCATTTAAAGGCTTTAATTCAGCCTTAAATGCTTCCATAGCTTCTTTTTTCTCTATCTCAATATCATTGATTTTGATTGAGGTTTCAGCAAGAGATTCTTTCTTTTGTGCTAATTCATCCGGTGTAAACCGATGTGTATAGCCAATCTCTTCCACTGCATCGGCATTGTCCTGTAGGAACTGCCATCTTTCCTTTTCGGGGATTTCTTGACCTAAAAATTTATCCATTATTTTTCATTTTAGAAATTAGTTCTTCTTTCATCCTCAGCATATTAGCCATGCCTTTCATTCGGGATTGAGCAGCAAGATACATCTGTTTGTATTTGCCAGCATCCTTCAAAGCACGCTCATACTTCGCTGTCTTTTCATCAGAAAATCTACCGGCACTATCACGGTTGTACATCTTGATTGGCTTTATCTCATTTCCGAATAAATCTTCCATAGCTAAATAAACTCTTTGTTACGTTCAATTTCTTGCTGGGCATAAATCAGCATTTGATGTTCATTTGCAGCTGGCAGATAGATACCTGCCACCGATGCGCTCCAATTACGGAAGCGGTCAATACTCAGGGTCATTTCACCTGTTGTCAGTTCGGCTGAACTGCGCAAGTAGATTACTTCCTTGCCCTTCTTGTTGACCGTTTTACGTTCAAATAAATCACGGTTGCAAGTCCTCTTATAGAAGTCTATTTTGGCTTCGTCAAGGCTGCAACCATACTCACTACCGAAATACCCTAAAAGAAGATGCAAATAGCTGTTTTGGGCAAGCGTGCGGTTAGGTAGTTTCTTTTTCACTTCCACCACCGCACGTTCACTAAACAGCTTGTTTACATACTCCTTGAATTTGGGTATCTGATATTCATTCTTCAAATCGAACAACATATACTAAAAAGGTAAATCGTCCTTTGCATTACCATTTGCATCAACTGGTGGCGGAAAGTTCTGCGGTTGCTGATAAGTCGGCTGTGGTGCTGGTTGTTGTACTGGTGCATTCTGTGGAGGTTGCGATACACCGCCACGCACCTCTATCTTATAACATCGAATAGACGCCATACGTTTAAATTCTCCGTCCAAGTTCGTCCACGAACGCCCTTGTAAGACAAATGATATAGTAACAACATCACCCTGATTAAAACGGTCAAGTTCTGCACACTTATCGCCCGAAAACTCTAAGGGAATAATGTTTTCATACTCGCTACGCTCACCCGTATAAGGGTCGTAAGTAGTAGCATCTAAAATAAATTCCCGTTTGGTAAATGGAGAACCACCGTTCTTGGACGGAATTTGGACGGTCTGACCGATTTCGATTATCCGTCCGGTTATTTGATTTGCCATTAATTTTCTCCTCCAAATATCTTTTTATCGGTGATTAATTCTCTGTTTTCTTCCAAGAACCGGATAAATTCCTCACAATGATTAGTAAGAATAGGTATATCACGCTCCGGATTGAACACATAAGTTTCAGTATAGGTATCTACCACATAACCGCCCTTGTTAAACTCTACAATGTTGTACTCAAATGTCCGTACATCCGAACCGTTCTGCATAAGAGCGAATGGATAAACAAGGTGTTGGTGGTGGTCTTTGAACTTTCCTACGGTGTAGCTACCGGTAGTTTTGATGTCATGAACGCTCGTAGGCATCAATTCATCAATCAGACCGTAAACCAAAACATTACCATAGACTGTTGGTAAAATCGCTTCCACCCTCTGCTGGGTTAATGCGCCTTTGAAATAATCAGCAAATTCTCGGCAAAGAGAAATGGGAAAAACAAATGTGCGGTCATTGTAAACAACCGTATAACAAGTATTATCCTTGTTGCGCTCTACATCCATACCGTTCGGCTTGCGATTTTCTATAAGAGCGTCCACCAACTCATTAAAGGCTGTGCCCTTGTCGGCCGCTTCACTGTCGAAAGGTTTACGATTGATACAGTTTATCAGTTCTTGAAACTGTTGCTCGTGAAACTCTTCGGGGGTATGGGGTGGGTTTTCTGACCACTCCCAATATTTATCCCAAATCACATCACTATTCAGATATCCCCAAAAGGCGTCTAAAAGTGTTGCATATATGCGGTAATTAGGCTGCTGCATCGCTGTAAGTTTTAGTTTCTTTATCAAAGACCAGCCCCAAAGCCTTCACCTTTGAAGCAAACAAGCTTCTCGCCATCATCAAAGAACTACCAACGTGTTCAAACTCATTAATATGAGAGGCGAACTCATTAGCGGACTTGGCATCGGTGATAAACTCAATGCTTTCTTTGATTTCTTCTATTACCCTGTTGAATTTGTCGCTTTCTGCTTTCTTTGCCTGTAACATAGCAAGATAAGGATTAATCACCCGTGTGGTGATAAAGTCATTCTTGGCGGTCGGATTGCCGTTGGCATCCAAGTTGGTAGGAACTTCCATTACAGAGGGAAGGTTGCAGGTGTTCTTTCCATCATTCCTGTTAGTAGGGTCGAATGTGATTGTACACTTAACTCTACCATTTTCATTCTTGGCTTCCATGTAGCCCAACAAATCAAGCTCCGTGACAATAGAGTTGTAAGACTTCTCACGCAAAGCAGGAATAAATACCGTATCATCACCTTCTTTTCTTGTGTCACGGTGGGCGACGAAGATAATATTTTTGTTTAAGTTAGATAGGTTACGGACAAATCCGCTAAATTCTTGGTTAATACCGCCCCAATCTCTTATCTGGGGCTGACGTGTCCCACATTTATAGGAAATGATGAAATCCATCATCTTGCCAATGGTGTCTACCACGATGGTTTGATAAATGGACAAATCTTCTTGCAAAACCTGTTGAACATCGCTCCATGATGTTATCTGAACTGTATCTACACCATCCAAATGGGACATATTCACACGTTTTACACCGTTATCGAAGTCCAATAATAAAGGTTTAGGGGCGCTCAAGGCTGTTGTAGTTTTCCGCATACCTGCCTGACCGTAAACCATCATCTTAATAGTTGACGGTATTACCAATTCATTACTTTTTTTAATAAGACTCATAATCATAAAGTTTAAAGGGTTATTTACTAATTTCTTTCATTTCAGCTTTCGCCAGTGGAGACAACGTATTCATATAATTACACTTGAAAGCTGCTGCATCCAGCTCAACTACATTGTATCGAACACCTGAGCGAACCTTTCCATCGGCATCCTTATACCTCTTTACAATGCCTTCTTTGACCCATTTTGCAACATTCCCCTTTCCATAAGAAATGTGGGCTTGATTTTGGGTTATAAATTTGGGCTCTTTGAACGAATCAATGCGTTCTTCCTTTCTACCTAATCCCTTAGCGTAGTCCACCAGTTTAAATAAAACTTCCTCCGGCATCTGTATTATCATAAGACCTCCTTATTCTTTCTGTTCGTTCCACTCTCGTTCTTCTTCCTTTTCTCATATCGCCTTATTCGTGATAAAGCGAAAAAGAAAACACACATAATAGACAGCAGGCAACCACCGTACGGCTAATGGGGGAAAAGTTCATCGTTAAACTTATACCCGATATTCTCTCAAACACAAGCGTTGCAAGCTCTCTCCCGTTCCTTAATTGAAGAACCTCAAATGCTTTTTGTAGTTGGTTGTTTATCGTGCTAACCGCCCGGCATTTGAGATCAGCAATTTCTTTCTTTTCATACCCTTGTGCGTACATCCGTGCTGTAATCTCGCATTCGGGTGTTAGTTCAGTTAATACTCTTTCCATAATCGTGTAAATTAGACCACTACTTAGTCATGTTATTGACGATATACATAGAATTGGTGTACTTATTCTTCGAAATGGTATATACATTCTTACCACCCGGAGCTACAACACCTTTTTCTCTCAATTCCTTGTTTATCTCATGGGCCTCTTGCCTGTAGCCAGTTACCTCAACTTCTGATAGCGGGATAATCTTCTGTTTTCCCGGCTTTACTTTTAAAATCGTTTCTCTGATTGTTGCCATAAAACTTATTGTTTAATTAATGATTTGTGGATGGTAGAGGAGTCGAACCTCTCTCAATCGTAACAATTGGTTGCGCAACACGAAGCTCTAACCGATAAGCTAACCATCCGGGATAAGAAAGGTGTACTATTCTCACGAACGGCACACCCAGTACAAACACAAAATAAAACACGACAAACAAAACATCTAAACGTCTGCCTGTACGGTATTTCCTTGCTATCGGCCGGATAGTAGGTCGCTAAGCATACAGAGTTCAAGCTCAAAGACTACCAGCCCTCAGACGTTTAATTTGTTCTTAATTCCCTGAATGCAAGTATCACAAACGAAACGCATCCAATAAAAATGATACTCATTATTGTAATAGAGAATGTTTTCATAGGACTGTAAGTAGTAATAGCCCCGTATAGCATACCGATAGCACATATTGTCACCAGTATAGCTAAGATAAATTGAATTAGTTTCATAATTATGTGTATTAGTTAGTGCCTGTACCCCCATTGAAGAAAAGCTGTTATGCTTGGTAGAACTCATATTTCAAGTTCAGTACAGGCCATATGGTCGAAAACAGTACGGACGCCCAACCCGTTTTCTTACTGCTCTGGGACGATTCTTTGCGGTGTTTTCTATTAATTGTTATACATTGTACAGCTCGCAAGCTCCAACTTGCTTATGTACGTTCGTTATCTTTAGTCAACCTTGTACAGCTTATAGTATTACACCGTAAAGGTTTTCACAATCTTGTCAAAGAGCTTAATCAATAGCGCCCTACCCGATTCTCGCTATCGGTTGCCGTTCAATCCGTCAGTAGGGCTGTCGTGCGTTGCATAACCGTGTATTATGCGTATCGGCTCAAACCTTGAACCTCACAAAGAGCATCGTAATCCATACCGCTATCTTCGTCTGAGTCAGAACCTAAAAGAATAGTTTCATAAGTCTCAATCTCTTCTTTTATCACCTCGATAATATCAGCCTTACAATCTACGTTGTAAACTCTACAAGCAGTTTCTTCGTCCATGCCCTCAACTGCTACCAAGTCCCTGCAAAGAGCATTTAAACCTTGTTCTAATTCATAAGTAGTCATAATCGTAGGTATTAAGCAATTGATAATAAATTAGCTTTTTTATAGCACCTGAACTCGCCACGCTCTGTATCATAATAAGTCTGGACGGTATCATTCTTCGCTCTCTTGTCATTGCCTGTTATGGCGGGCATCAACTTTTCATTGAGTGTACCATACGCCTCTCTTACAGAACCGTCTACTTTTTTGAAATAAAACTTGACGATCTTCTTTTTCATCTCAGCTTTCAATTTCATGTTTACCCAAGCAGACTTTAGAGCTTCAGACATTGAAAAGCCATTCTTTCTTACGAACTGCCAAGCCAATGACATTACTTCGTGTAAAAATTCTCTTGTTTTCATAATCGTGCGTTTTTAATATGTTTATACTATTGCTTATAAGAAGCAAAATTCGTTTCTTTGCAAAAGTGATTAGGTTATCACTGTTTGACGATGCAAATATATAGTAAATTACTATATAATCAAATATTGTATAGTTATTT